CCTTGGGCGGCTAAGGTGTTGGTATCCATATTAACCTCCTAATAAGTCTAACAAATCCTGTTCAGCCTCGTTTGGACGTCCACGAGCAGGACGACGAACGTTCTGCGGTCCAAGCATACGACCACTGGACGAAGTTAGACCTAATTCCTTTCTTGCTGTTCGTGCGACTTCATTCAATAACTTGGCTTCACTCCATTCTGGATGTTGTGCAGCCAATACTCGTGCCACGTAGGCACAATAGCCTTTATGCTTTGCGAGGTCTTTATTGACGTTGTAGAACTCCTGTGCCCTCTTTTCGGCACTTTGGTTGTGGGTGATTCTTTTTTCAATGACTTGGGGAAGTTCCTTGGATAGTAACTCACGTGCAGTGGTGATTGCACGAATATAGACGTTATGTAAAACCTTGTTAAACTCCTCGTAGGTGAGGTTGTTAAATTCGTCTGGGGTTAGGAATGGGCTATCATCTACTTGAGCGTTGATAGATGATTGTGCCTCCTTCATGTCACGAACAAGTTGATTGAGACGAGCGATTTCGGCTTTTAGTTTAGACAAATCCTCATCTTTTTCAGGCTCTTCCTGTTCGTCATCAACTTCTTCCGACTGCTGTTCCTCCTCGTCGTCAGGGTTATAAAACTCATCAGGAAGGTCTTCTTGTTCGGGGGTGTCTTGTACGTGTTCGTCAATAGTCATGTGCTTTCTCCTTTAGTTCCAGTTCCTTAGCCATTACTGTGGGTAAAGTGTACAGTTCTCTTAATTGTAAGCATCTACCCTTAAGGATGCACAGTTCCTCGAGATTGCGGTTTTGTGCGTCCTCGAGTGCGACGTGCATAACCTCAAGCGTAGCGCTTAAGTACTGTTGGATTGCCCTCCAAATGGGGGTCTCACTAAACTCCTGCCATTGTCGGGCTGTAAGCATTAGGGGGTTCTTGTTGTCCATAGGGCATCATGTTACCTTTCGCTAGTTCTTCTTGTATCATTTGATCAGGTGCTACCTGAACATTGTCAATTGGTGGTACGACTTGTGCCTGTTGGACGAAGTCTTGGATGTTGCGTGCGCCGAGTAAACGAGCGGCGTGTAGAAACATCCTGACGAGGTCCACACGTTGTGCAAGTGGTGGCATTGAGCCTACGATTTGCATTAATTGTATCCACAAATCACCGTATTCGCTGCCGCCCAAAAAGGAGTCTTTGACGGCGACGTCGTAGCCAATTTGAAGGTCACGAGGTTCGACGTAAAGACGTCTGTCGGTTATCTGCAACTGGTCACCGTATTCCCTCATGAGTACTTGGTCCCAACTGCCAATTAGTTTGACCCACGTCGGCTGGGACATATATTGTTGGGTTTGAGATGCCATCAATTCGCCTAAGTTGCGCATGCCCATAACACTACATACACGTGCAATGCGTGCTAAACGGGAGAGCGCACTCATACGAGTGTCTCGTGTCTCAGTGGCTGTACGACGTTCGCCAGTTGGACGCATAAATCCTTGTAGGCTATCGACGGCGGCGCTTGCACGCTGGATGAGGTCCATTACGATTTGAAGGTCGTTCATATGGTTACGGGTTACATCAGTGACCTCAAGTTGTTTAATCGCTCCGTCGAGTCCACCAGCCGTCCAACTACTGTAAGTTGTACGGATGATTTTACCTGCGGTTGGCGTCATCAAGTCGTCGATGTTGATACGGTTGGGATCGACGACCAACATATTGTTAATGCATTTGCGGGTGTTGACGATATGGCTGCTGAGCAACCAGTCAGCATATTCTTGGAGATTGTAGATTATCTCTAACCTGCCTTGAGGGGAAACGGAGTATCCATCGAAATCTGGTGCGGCGACGCAAACAGGGAAACATTGATGGTCATAGTCAAGTTTGGAGGCTTTAATAATAACCCTATCGTTAGCCAGTTCAAAATTCCAAATCTCGGGCAAGTCGCTGTCGCCGAGTTCCCACTCACTTGGGATGAGTTTGACCATCATTGTGATGACGTCGACGGTCGTCGTGTATTTGTTGTCGTAATCAGTATACATACCATACTTGTCGCCACGACCGTGTTGATTTAGGTTCAGTTTGGACTTACCACGATAGTCCTTGAGGTATTTGCAGTTAAAATACCCCTCACCACCAGCGTGTTCAGCCTTTAGTAAATCCATTTCATTAGTCGTACTGAACCAACCGAAGTATTCCATTTTGTGTAATTTATTAATAGGACAATTTACATCAGGCAACACGCAATATGGATCGATGTTTTCGAACTCGTGTCCTTCCCACAAAATGTTGGGTTGGAAGCCCTCAATCGACGCCAGGAGTTCGTCAAAGGCATTAGCCACTGTCGGTTTAACTGGACCAGTACGAACTGTCCAAACTGGTACGACGAATCCCATGCCGTATGCTAACATGTCCCTCCATTGTGTATGAAGAGCCAGTTCCAACTTTCCCCTTATGGCTTGTTGTTGTAACACGTGCTGGAGTTTGATGGCTCCAATCGTGTCCTCTGGTCCAATACCTTCACAAGGAAAGAAGATGTCCTCTAGGAATGCTTTTGACAAATAGGTAATAATCGTGTCCAATACTACAAAACTCATCGGCACGACAATGGATACAGGTTTGCGGGGGTCGTTGGCTTTGGTAATGCGTTCTTCCTCGCTCAATGGCACATATGCCGTCAAGTTGTGGTCTATTTTACGCCAACTGTCGTATCTAGCAGACATGACACTGCTACTGTATACAGCACGTCCCATTATCTCTGTGACGAGTTTTTCGTGTAATTTGGACGTAGGACGAAGGTCCAAATCATTCGGATATACATAATCATACTCTGGCATTAAATTACCTCCCACGAAGTGGTTAGGGCTGGCATTAATTTCTTCGCATCCACGCTTCTTCGGCTAATAGTAGGTTCGCTATCGCCGATAAAAAAGCGTTCCCCTTCATGTAGTATTTTCGGTAAATATGCAAAAGCATCAGCGATATCATCGTACCTCCCACGAGGAAAGGATAAGAGTTGTTGCTCTAGTTGTTGACATATAGATGGGTTATGATATACAATACCCATACGATAGAACGGCAGTAGTGCTCCTATCCTGTCCTCTTTCTTCCTCAAACCCGTATGCAATACCACCAACTGACAGTTGATGCCTCGTCTACGCATTTCATTTTCAAGTGGATATGTCACAAACGATCCCAGACCAGCGTCTTCGACACCAATTACACTAGCCCCCAGCCGTCTCGCCATCGAAAAAATCTCATCGTACATCTGATCTGGATACATCCTATCGCTAACGATGTCCATTACATAAATGCGCCTGTTCTTGGCACTAACTCCAACCCCAACGATTGCCGTATAGTCCGTCGTATTCTTAATCACCCTGGCAGGATCAACCAATATCGCACACTCAAGGTCGTGGCAGTTGTTGATATCCTCATCCGTGTAGTATTTGAAATACTCCCGTCTAAATCGCTTCGTCTCCTCAACATTAGTGCTGTTAAGCCTTTCAAGATACCATTCCTCTAGTGTCCCCGTTGCCGCCGCCGCTGCCCGTTCTTCAGCCAACTCTTCATCTGTAATAAACTCAGGTGCAAGGGAATGCAGGTTTTCATCACAAATTGACAAGTACGTTGTATGCCATCCGCCCTTCTCGAGATAGAGTGGCAATGCATCGGGATGCTTTAACGTATCGATATACACAAAACGTGTTGGTTGTTCCTCATTACCGACCAAACTATCCGCATATAGGGGGTCTGAATAAAACCAACGACGAATGCCTTCTCTGTTGGTCTCCGATTGCACTTCCTGCTTGTCTTCCAAGTCGTCAAATACAATCACATCGGGTCGCCACTGTCTCCACCTAATACCACGTACCTGTTGTAAACAGCCTCGTGGTATTACAATCGTAGAGCCGAATGCAACCCACGATTTCTTGGAGAACGTCTGGTCGATGTCGTTATCATTATCCGACACCGTCACGTCTCCGAAAACGGCACGAACAGTTGGACTTGTCAAATTGAACTTGATGTTTTCCGTTTGCATAACAGCCAGTTGTTCACTATGGCTAATATACAACACAACCTTGCATTCCCTGTACAAAATCATTCGCTCAATCCACGCACATACCAGCGACGTTTTGCCAATGCCACGAGGCGCAATGATCAACTTCTTGCAATGCTCCTCGTCCTCTAGCACCTCCAACACCTTTTTATGAATGGGACTAAACTTCATCGTAAAGGTCTCGGGATGCATTACATAGCAAAACTGCTCTAAACTAGCATAACATTCCGCTAGTATGCTTCTGGTATGTTCATCAAGTCTGATCATTTAGGGATACTTTCCGTTTTGGAAAAAGTCCCTTTTTCGAGGACTTCTTCTTTTTAGGAGGTTTACCTGTCTTTAAGGATAAGCCTGTTAATGCTTGGGCAATGCGAGCCGCTGAACCCTCGTCCTTGCCCTTCTTTTTTAGCGCAGTGTAGACTTTTTCAACTTTCGTTCCCTTTGGCATTGGTTGTGCTCCTTATGGTGGTTAAGAGTTGTTGAAGTTGTTCAATACGAACCTGCTGGCGCAGGATTTCACGTTGGGTGGCAGATTCTTGGAGTTTGTTTTGTTCTTTGGCGAAATTGATGTAGGATTCTAGGGCTATTTGGGCGGTTTCGATTGAGGCTTGTAGGATGGCTATTGTAGCGTTGGCGTCGGGAGTTGTGGTTACGATGCCGTCGGGAGATTTGACGGTTACGCAGCCATAAAAGAAAAGTAGGGCAATGAAAAGGGCTATTAGTTTTTTCATTGTGCTGTATCCTTTTTACGCCAAATGGCGACGAACCGTGAGATAAGTGGAGTAAGGATTAGGGTTAGGAAGTTGGATATGGCTTGGTCATCTCCTTCTGACCATGGAAGGAGTTGAGGGTTAAAGGATCGAATTGTGGAGATGATGATGTAGGGTACGGCTATGCCACCTGCTGTGCCGATGGCGACGTTTTGTGTAGTTTTACTTTGGAACAATGGTTTCATTATTTGCATCTCCCGTTTCAAGTGATTGTAACGTCTGTAACCTCTGAATAGATCCCGTATTAATCCCATAAAGAATCCTCCAGTATTTTTCATAGGCTTTTAAATAATCCATTGCGGTGGCTTTGCCCAATGGAGTGTTGTAGTATCGTTTTGCATAGACTGCCTGCTCGTATGAAGTGGAAGGAATAGGGGAAGGTTGGGCAAGGTACTTTAGTCGTGCGAGCAGGCAGCCTAATGCATCTCCTTCTGGGGTCTGGAGTAGGGGCAAAATGGTGGTGGATTTGACGTTCATTATGTCGATGAGTGGTAGTTGATGACGTTGGATGTAGTCTTCACACCTGTAACGGAGGTAAGATGGTTTGATAAAGAGCCTGGTTAAAAGGTCTTTGGCAGTGTCCCATTCAACTTGGAAGAGTGAAAACGCCCCTCTATCTGAATCTGGTGAGAAGCCCATTTGACGACGGTATTGGAAATGGCTCTCATGAGCGGCTGTCATGAAGAGTAGACGGGCTACGGAATAGGCGTAGTCGATTGTCGGGGGCTTGGTGTTGAAGATTGTGATGGCACAATCTTGGCAAAGCGACCAAACTTTTTTAATTATGTCTTCCACCAATCGTCTCCTTTAAGTTGTCCATTAAAACTGTTAAACGTTCAACCGATTTAATGAGGGCGTCGAGTTTGTCCAATACAACTGTTTGGTTTATTTCCAGGTAATTGATTTTGGTCTCACAGATGGCAATGCGTTGGTCTAACATAGTATTAGGTCCAAAATAGGTTACCGTACCTGCGGTTACGCTACTGGACAGAATCATTGTTGTCAGTAGGACTATTAGTTGTCGCATCGACATTATTGGTTGGTTTGTCGTCATTCTTTACCTCCACTATATCAGCAGCACGCATACGGGCACGGGCTTTTATGGATTCGATTTCTTCACGGGAAAGGTTCTCGTTAATGCTATGGATTTTGGTTATTTTACCTAAGCCTACACGATCTAGGACTTGGAGAGCGACGGTAGTTTTGTGTTTGTAATCGACGTCGATTTCGCCATACATGATTGCACGTAAGTGTTTAGTGGCTTCGGTTGCTAGTTCTCGCAGGTCTTCAGAGGCTTCGGTTATTGCGGCGTCGTAATCGTTCTGGATTTTCTCGATGTGACGCTTGGCTAAGTCACTGCTTAATACGACGTAAACGTATTCTTTTGTGACGTGGAGACGTTTGGCAATGTCTGTGTTCGTTAGACCCAAAATGTGTAACCGTATCATCTCACGATGAACGGCGTTCAGTTTGGTTGGTTGCCATCTATCTACTTGACTCATCTGCTGTCACCTTGTCTGATAGCCACTCCATGAGGGCGTTAATGGCGTATTCAAATGCCGCTAAACGATCTGGAACCCGTGCAGGAAGTCCAATAGTGGAAAGTGCTTCATTAAGCAATCTAGACTTACTTTCGTCTGTTAATGGCATCATGTAACTCCTTTGATACAATGATGTGTCCACTAATACCTGCATTGGCTGCAATGCGTTGGATTTGCATTACGGCTTGGTATTTGGTGTCGATGCCGATGGATTGAATGATGTTGTCTTCAAGTTGTTTCGCCTGATCGTCTGTTAGGATGCCTTCAATCATATCCATGAAGGTGTTGAAGTTGACGGCAGCGAAGTTGCAAATCATGTGAGTGTCGTTAAATTTACCCATTAGTTTACCTTCCACCAAATTATTTGACCTGGTTGACCATTTTGACCGCCGTTGTAGCCTTGTCCACCGCTTACGTTAAGTGTTAAGGCGTAGTCATAGCCTTTGTGGCAATAGACGATGACTATTACGCCTCCACCTCCTCCACCACCGCCGTAGGTGTTGGTTTCTGGAGCAGGTGCTCCGTCTCCACCTTTAGCCTCAATTGAACCTGATCCAGTTATAAATTGTGCGGCTATAATGACTGGACCACCACCTTGTCCGCCACCACCGCCAGGGTGTTCGTCCCATGCATCTATAAAGCCACTTCCACCTCCGCCACCTGCTCCACCAGTGTAGCGAGTCATGGATGTTGTGGCTAGTTCACGAAGGTTCAATAGAGAGGCGATGTCTGAGATTGGAATCATATTTGACGTGGTAACCTTTCCACCGCCACCGCCACCTGCACCTCCACCATTGCCGCCGTTACCACCTAGCCCGACGACGCTAATACCACCTTCACCACTACCAGCCCCTCCACTTCCACCATTTCCGCCAAGTAGCAAGCCAAAGCCACTGGAGATGCCAAATCCTGGCATTGATCCGACTCCTGGTGCGCCGTTGCATCGTATGGTGCCGTCGACAGTTAATTTTTTACGTACGAAGATACGATAGCCAGCCGTGTCGAGGATGCTACCAGCAGTGACGGTAAGGTTGTTGGCATAGATGTCACGGGTCATGAACGTGTTGGAGTAAATGGTAACGTCGCCATCCCGACCGTCACCGAAGTAGTTGAGACCGACGATTGGATTGCTGCCATCGGTAATGGGATCAACTGGCAGGTAATTGGCGCCGTAGTGGTAACGTTTAGCGAGGCGAAGGGTGTAATCGTTGTGCAAATAGACGAAGCCGTAGAGATAGCGGTAGTCGGGGTTTAGGTATTGTTCTTCTAGGATCGCAGGCATTAATACCAAACATCCTGGGGCGTCGGTGTATGTTTTAGAACTCGTTGCCCAGAGGAATCCTTGGCGACGAGGGAAGGTGGCGTCGTATTCCGCAACTGTACCACCACTTTGGATTGAAGCGGTATATGGATGGTAGTCTATACCACCCCACACTTGTAAGTCGCCGTCCCAAACGTCAAGTTTACCATACAGATACGAATCGCCGCCTTTGGCTCTAATGGACTCCGCTCTATAGACTGATGCTGGTCGGAGGTCGTCGATTTCAATACCCCTCAAATTAGACACCTTATAGGAACTTGTTCGGTTTAACTGGATGTGGATGCCCTTCATACTCCAGGGGGTGGAGGAGTCGTTGATGATGAGGGCGTTCATATAGCCGATGATATTACTCGTATGTACACCACCTGTGTAGGTAAGTGTCCATAAACCATAGACCATCGAGTTCGGCGTCGAGCAACGAGTATAGATGCGTGCTCCGATTTTGGCTGCATCGACGCTTGTGCCTTCGCACGTCACATTTAAACCTCTACACGGTGTTGCTGTTATTGATAAGCCGTAGTCGCTTGCCGACGTCGACGCCGCTCTCGACACTTCCAACAAGCCCGTCACGGATACCTTTTGTGTCGTCGAGCCAGTGCCATAGACTGTTAGCGGTGACGATACCCAATTGCCACTTGAGTCGTAAAAGGACGTCGTTAGAGAAGTCCAATCTGTGGATTGGAAGTAGATTCGTCTAATCCCATTGCCAAGTGCAAATGCGGCGCCGTAGCCACCCATGCCATGGACGGCACAGAAACTGAAATTCTGTCCGACGTAGTGTTCAAACATGCCGTTGGTCGTCGACGAATAAACGATTGTACCGTTGCCGCCTTTGCCGTTTAATTGAACCCGTCCCTGGGGGCTGAAGACATTGAGGGTGGACGTCGTACTCGTAACGAGTTGTTCAATGTAGTTGTTGTCGGTGTGTTGTATTTTATTGATGGACGAGACGCTAGTGAGGAGGACAGTGTGCTGCTGGCTAGCGCCCCGTCCACAGCGATACTCAAGTCGGTTGACGTCGGCGGCAAGGCTCAAGGATGTGCGGTTGGACATCTCGACGCCGAAACTTATCGACGGTGCCGACGGATAGCCAAATTTAACTGTACAGGTTGACGGATAGATTAACGCATACTCAGTTGGAGTGTTGGGCACATAGACGATGACCTTGGCGTTTCCGATGGGGGTTAGTCGAAAATATCTAATCGTTCCTTCGATACATGACGAGCCCGTGAAGTCAAACGATAGCGTCGGCGTGCCGCTCAGTCGGTTGTAGGCGTTGTTGATTGACGGGTCGACGGCGTTGAAGATGATACTCTTGCCAATGTACGTCGGCTCGTTCTGCAATCGCTTTACGATTTGTGCGTAACTCAGAAACGCCATCTTGGTACCTTTCCGTCGTTGTGTCGATTATACTCGCCGTCGGCTACTTTGTCAACTTGTTTGTTCTGGGAATAGAGGGTAGCCCCCTGGTGGTGATGGCTTCTGATGGGATTGGTTTAGTGGGATAAATTGGGGGGATGAAAGTCAGCGCCAAATACGCATAAAATCCCCCTTCCACCCCCCTCCCTGCGGATCTAGTAGAAAGGAGGTGAGTAGGGCATGAGTCGCTATGCGATCACCATGCAGTCAGAAACTGCAGACCTCAAGTTTGCCGTTTCTGACACGAAAACTGGGATATCGTGGGTAGTCACGGTTGCGAGCCAGATGGTGCCCGATTTTCTGCGGGTGGCGATTAATCAAATCAAAAGTCGCCTCCCGCAGGCGGGCGGCGTATGGGTGTACTCCCTCCCCTCAGAGGGAGACCCCATTGAACGGTTGGCGGCTAAGACAGCCGCCAATCTAGGCCTCGATGCGGCTACAGTGTTAGCCGCAATGAGGCGGAAATGAAATGGGGGGGACTACCACCCCCCATTTCCATTTTACACACACGTAAAACAAGTTGATTCCAGTTCAGAAAGGAGGTGAGAAAATGTGGAAGGTTAGATTACAGTGGGGGGAATCCCCGACCTTGATTCTGACCAAGGATGAGATTACTGCCCACGTCCAGTTTGAATCCACCACAGATTTCGAGCGGTGGATTGAGTCGCACATTCATTCACTACTGAATGCGGTTGTGGCATGGTACGACAGTCCCGTGCGGTTCGAAAACGGTCGGTTCATACCGATCTTGAAAAGGAGGTGAAAATTATGGCTCAAATTGCATGCTTTCAATGCAACGGCAACGGTTACGTTTACATCCCATCTACGGGATGGCACAACGTAATCGTAGGCGGTCACGGCAAAATCGCCATCGTACACATGTATGATGGCGAGAGCCATACCGCCATCACCACAACTGGCACATCCCTGGTGGTCGATGTCCGCTCCTATTTGGAGTTGGTCATCGAATCCGATGGGCTCGTGGACGTCGTCATTTTCAAATGTCGGCGTCCGAGGAGGCATCGCAATGGGTAGAAAGCGAATCCTGTTGCCCCCACATCACAAGATGTGGGAGGCAATCATCTCACTAGCATCGCATGTTGATGAACGAATGCTGGATGAGATAGTGGACTTGTGGCTTCGCCATCAGCCTAACGATGGTGAAGCCGATGGGGAGTGAAAACTCCCTTTTTTATAACTCGTCCCCGTTAAAAGTTGATTCTCGGCACTAGGGACATTTTCACTTTCGGAAAATATCCCCTTTACAACCAGTACAACCCATCACTACAATCGGTATATGGGATCGAACCTTGTGACAGATTGTACGTAATGCTTCCAAAATAATTCCCTGCTTAAAAAAGTTCCCCCTTTGAGAGGGA